AATATCATTAACCGTAAGATTAGCGTGTTTACCATCTAATGCAAACAATTCCTTAAAATGAACAAGGTAATATCTTCCTTGCTTATGCAGTATATGGCATGATTGATATATCTTCTTTTCTTTTCGGGATGCTACCCCAATTCTTGTAAGAGTTTCTCTAACTTTAAGAAAGTCATCTGGTTCACTCAAAACCACCTCGACCATCTGATCCGGCTTCCACTTCACCTCAGGCTCTTGAACCACGCTCATTTTGTTCCTCCAGTTTCAAATTTAGATTTTATAAAATTAAGTTGTTCCTTTGATAGGATTCTCAGAGCCTGTTTTGCCTTTTCGTTACTATAACCATAATAACGTTTTACCAAGTCAAGATCTTTGATTGTATCTTTACGAAGCCAAGGAGAAAATCTCTTCTTAACTCTGAGGATATTTATAAAAAAGTCATACTGCATCTTCTTATCAAGAAAATGATACTGATTCATCTCATTGGCAAACATAATTGCATCAAGATGACCTGAAAAACATCTGTTAATAATATATGGAGGATATTCCCTTTCCAATGAAGGATCCTCATCAATCAAATTTTTCTTAGTTTGATTGATAGAGTTCAACCAATCTTTCAATTCAGTCATAAAAATGTTTCATCCTTACTAGAGTCTATCACAATACCACTATCTTCTGCCACTAATTCAACTGCTTGTTGAGAAAGATAAATTCCACTCTTCATAGAAACTTTCATATGAGGATCAATATCTTCTGATAAATTATCAACATCTCTTATCAAATTAGAATACTTAGAATCAGAACGAGCAAACTCTTGCTCCTTCTTAGTTGTATAATGGCATACAACAGGATTAAAATATTCCTTATGCTTTTGTTCTATCCATCCCTGCATAACGTCCTGAGCAGCAAAGAGACCCTCTGTAACACCCATACGACTAAAGATAACCCATACAGCATATTGATCAGCTATCCTTCTATTAGGAACTGGTAAAAGAATTTGATTCTTTTTAAACTGTTCCATCAACTCAGACAATTCATCCAATCTCCCAATGATATCACGATGAATACCATCATTCAATAGAATAACTCCAAGACAATGTTTATATACCTCACACGTTCCACCTAGATCATATATACAAGATTCAACTAAATCAAGTTGCTCTCTTATATTCTCTCCACCACCATGATTTGGATCATGTCTGAATCCAAATTCTTCTCTACCATACACATCATGAGTACAATAGGTATCAAATAGATACTGAACATCATGATAAAAAATAGTATCAGAATCAACATATAAAATATTATAAAAATCATCCTCAAAATATTTTAAATTATACCACCTATGAATTGACCATGCATTAAGCATATCATGATTAAATCCTTCTTGGAATGGTTCAACTCTTACTGAATATTGAAGATTAAAATAAGGGGGAATAAGAGAAGGGTCATCGCAAAAAAGATAAACAGATATTTCATTATTAAACTCCCTAAGTGAACGAATACTATGATCAAGACGGTTTAATTCATGATCATTTATATGATCATGTTTGTTTTTCTTATAAGAATAAACAACAATATTCTCAAAGTCATTGTTTTTACCCCGCAATTTATTTAATTTTTCATGTGTAGATAATACCATTATAATCCTCCTATTATATCATATAAAGTATTAGGCTCTGTTTTATAATTAGTAACTAATAATTCTGTTTTAATATTTTCATTTGTACCTTTATCACCACGATGTGCCATAGAATACCTCAATTTCCATTCCTTTAGATTATAGTTTTTATACAATTCCAAAAGACGTTCATTAACATTATATGTAATCATGAACTTATGGATACAATTATAAACATCATCTGCAAATCTATCATGATCAAACTTTTTATGCATCTCACGATTCTTTCCATATAGAAAATCCTTAATATCATAAGGAGGATCTAAGAATATAAAAGTATCTTTTGATCCATGTTCTCTCATAACCTCAGAATAATCAATATTAGTTATCTTCCAATTTTTAATCAATCTAGAGTATTGTGCTAACTTATCTGCACCCACAAGAGAAAAATTAGAATTAGATGCTGTTTGTGAAAAAGTACTATTCTCTGTCAATCCAGAATAACTACATTTATTCATTATGAAAAATGCTATTGCTTTCTCAAAATCATCATAAGTATCAATCTCTTCCTTATACCTATTGAATAATTCTTTTGCCTTGGCAGTTACCTTATCTTTATCACCCTCATCTAATGTCCTCTGTTTCTCCTCCCTGATCCTCTCAGAGAGTTCTTCTCCCCTATCTCTAAGTTGTACCCAGAAATTACAAAGAGGCACATACAAGTCATTCACCCATACAGGTATATTTGGATTTGCCTTAGTAATATCAATCGCAATAGAACCGCCACCAATAAAAGGTTCTCTATATTCACTAATAACTTTAGGATACCATTGAGATAAAGTCTTAATTGCTTTTGACTTACCTCCAGGATATCTAAGACATGTCTTCAGAGATTTATTTGTTATCTTCATAAGTAGTTGGATTGTATTTCAAATATTCCCAGAAAATCATTTTCATTTCTTTCTGAGTCATACCACAATGCTTTGCAGCAGCAGGTAAATTCATCTTATTACGAAACAACCCTTCATTTGCTTCTTTAACATTTTCAGGTGTTGTTTTAACTTTTTGTTCTATAAGTTTATCAACCTCTATTTTATATACCATAATCCCACATATGTTTTTCTGGTACCATCATAGGATGTTTTGGTCTTGGAATACCAATATCCATTCGTATAGGAGCATCTAATACTCTATCAAGACTTTCTGACATTCTACGATAACCAGTTCCAACATACATCTGTCCAGCAAATACTGATAATGTAGCAGTACCCCAGAAAATATAATAAAATCTAGACTTTACTTGATGTCTCTGTTTCTTTTTGTTCTTCATGTTTTCTCCAAGGTTCATGATGTGATAAGTCTAACCACCTTTTAATTAGTTTAAAAAGTTTTTTCATTAATACGTAACTGGATCAATATTTACATATTCAACCTTTATTGGTTGATCCAAAAGATCTTTAATATTCATATATGCATATGCAGTAAAAACTTGTGGAACTATAAAAGCAATCATTGCAACAGTCCAAAAAACATAGTAATAATTTTCTTTTCTTTGCGTTCTCATTTAGACAATTCCTCTAATGTAAATAAACTACAAAGTTCTAAGCCTGCATCTATCATAGCACGATTAGCACCTTCTTGTCTATCCACTATAGTAACAACACGTTCAACTATATATCCAACATCACGTAGTTTCTCTACTGCCTTAATAGATGATCCACCAGTTGTAGTCACATCCTCTAAAACAGTAACCTTACAACCCTTTATAGGAAGTTTACCTTCAATCCAAGCATCAGTTCCATACCCCTTTGGTTCCTTACGAATAATCAATGCATTAAGTTTAGTCCTTCTATTAGTATCCAACCATGATGTCATAGCAACTGCACTGACTAAAGGATCAGCACCTAAAGTAAGTCCTGCTACTGCCTGTGAATCTTCCTCAACATGATCAAGAAATAAAGTTCCTATAAGAGTAAGACCTTCTCCACTTAAACTAACAGGTTTACAATTAACATAGTGCTGACTTTTCTTACCAGAAGAAAGAGTAAACTCACCTCTACGATAAGCATTCTCTTTCAATAGTCTTAATAAGTACTCTCTTAATTCTTTCATTTAAATTCACACCGCATTAAAACTTATTACTGTTCTATCTATAGTATGATTCTCAACCATTGAAGATCCATGACGTAACCAACTAGGGAATAAAACAATTTCACCACGTTGAATCTTCAAAGTACAAATCTCAGCATTATACTTAGATGGAGATTCTGGATTCCAATTTTCATACACCCCAAGATGATTTGGATTTTCAAAACACAATGGACTACTCTTCTCATCAACATTAATATACAATGCTCCAGATACTAAGGAACATTCATGACGATGCATTTTTAAAGAACTTCCAACATCTTGAATATTGAACCAAGAACGATTAACCACTACCTTCTTAAACTGAAGATGAGTAATATATTCATCTACACATTTCTGTATCTTATCTTGTATATTCAAACGAAATAATAAGTTACTATTCTCCGACCAATAAGAAGAGGAAGCTCTACCAATCAAAGCATCATGCGATCCTGCCTCTTCTCCTTTAAGAGTATTAAAAATTCTATCTAATTCATCTTGACTAAAAACATTAGAAAATCTCATTACTAATGTTGGAAATAAGTCAAGAACTTCATTCATTTGAACTCGCATTCAACCATTATTTCGGTGAGACATGCAAGTAGATTTATTTCTTGGTCGGCAACGAAAGCTGCTTGGTACTGATACTTAGCCAAAACAAGCACGGCAGCAGGAATAGTAGCAGGGACCAAGGATTCATAAAGATTATCGTAGATACGACGCAAAAGTACAGTAATATCATTGTCCATATTACTGACACACCATTTACGTACTTCCGGAAAGTTCTTCTCTTTAAGATTTTTAATGAGATCATTTACTGCTACGTCAGAAAAAGTTGCTAATATACCACTATCTATTTTACCACTAACTGAATATCTCTGACACTCATTCAGAACTCTTCTCCAGTCTGGAAAATGCTTATTAATTAATTCGACAAGTACTTTCTTATCACTTTCGCACCGTTCTTCGTCCAAGATAAAGTTAAGTCTTTTGAAGAATTGTGCTGCGATTGACTGCTTTTGTTTTCCTTTAATACTGAATTCAATGACGGCGCATCTCGAATGGAGGGGCTCAATGATTTTGTTTTTGTAATTACATGTGAGGATGAATCGACAATTTCCTGCAAATTCTTCAATGAATGCTCTGAGGAGAAGTTGGACATCATTGCCTGTATTATCTGCCTCATCAATAATGATGACTTTATGTTTCGCTTCCGATGATAACGATACCGTGGATGCGAAGTTTTTAGCATTATTACGGACGGTATCAAGAAATCTCCCTTCATCTGATCCGTTGATGACATAAAAATCTACCCCCAATTCCTTACAGAGTGCTTTTGCTACCGTAGTCTTACCAACTCCAGGAGGGCCAGCAAGTAACATATTTGGTATTTCACCCTTATTTAGGAAATCTCTAAAGGTTTTCTTAATATTCTCTGGGAGAATACAATCTTCAATGGTTTTGGGTCTGTATTTTTCAACCCATATAAAATCACTCATTAATCATAACCAATTTGGTTTTCTGAATGGGTCACGTAGATAATTAGATGCAACCCAAGGTTTGCTGCTAATGTAATTCTTGTAAGCAGTAAAAGTGTCAATGCTTGTGTTATGTTTAAGCTCATCGGGCATTGCACGAGTAAAAGACTCAACCATATTATAACATATAATTACTTCTCCAGTCATTCTATGAAATGTTTTCTTTGCCTCAAACAATGGTTTGGCACATGCATGAATCTTATCATACCGATACCAATACTCATGAACCAAAGCACATCCATGTTGAATTAACCACGCAGTATTATACATGCTATCAGCAGCCCACTTAGTACATGGATGATTACGGAATGCACCTTTCTTGGTATCATATGGATTACCATCCTTTTTAAGAACTTCACCCCAATCATAATACCAAGGAGAAAACAACAGACTGACCATCTGCGTCGTCTCTAATGGCATCTTAACCACATGTTTATCAGGTAATACCTGAGCACATTTATGAGGACAAGAACTGGTCACAAAGATATTCATCTATTGAGTACTACTATTAATCTAATAACCATAGTAACAAATAAAACATAATATGTCCACATGATCCACATACCAATCTTATTATGGCGTGAACCTCTTTTATATGGATGAACAGCAAGGTGGGGAGAACTATCCCATCCTTTCTGCATGTACTCACTTGGATCAATTTTTCTCATTACTCAAAAGTTGAATCAGGTTCCAATGCAATATAATAAGTCAAATTATGACTATTACTACTAAATCGTGACAGAAGTTTTTGTGACACAACTACATCATAAGTTCCGGGAAGAATCTTAATATTCTCTACCTTAAAATTAAAAGTAAACTCAGATTCAGTTTCTCCAACAACAATAGAAAAATCATTCGTCGTATCATTCTTCTTATCACGAACAACTAACTTAACTTTACCATCCGCACCAACTGCAGAAAAATCAGGAAGTTGATTAATTGCTGCTGCTTTAAGAAGTTTATCTAACTGCTCTGTACTTAATTTAAAAGAAACATCCTCACTAGGAAGAGTAATCTCTTTATCTGGTGGAGTAACAATTACATTAGGATCTGCAAAGAAAAATGTTTGTCGTGATGTACCTTCACGAATAATAACATACCCATCATTAGTAAAATCTAATTCAGGTGCATGAAAAAGTGTTGTATTAACATTCAAAAACTGATTCAAATCATAGATTGCAAAATCACGAGAAAACTCCTCTACAATCTGTGCTTCTGCAAGAATATTCTTAGCAACAGAAATTGTACGAAGTTGATTTCCTTTTTTCACAAGAATTGAATTGTTAATACCTGCAAAGTTCTTCAGAATTGTGAGAGTGCTGTCAGATAATTTCATAGTATGGTCTCTAAGTTTCATTATTAGGGCATTTGAAAATCAATGTTACCAGTTGTTTCGGATGGTTTACCGTAGTGGTCATCAAAATGTAGTAATAGCATAGCATAATGTATGACTTTCATCAAGTCTTTCTTTTCCTTTCCTTCCTTACTACCATATCGGCTACCATACTTTATAATATTTGCCTGACAAAATCCAGAAGCAATATCCCGTGCTGCCAACAAATCTAAAGTTTGAACCTTACGATACTCATGACTAGTACCAGTGTAATGTCCACTATAAGTAGAAGATACATAGTCCTCAATATCATTCAAGATTTCCTCTTCATGATATTTAAAATAGTGTGCTGCCATATTCTCCGATTGATTAACCTCGTTATTTAGATTGAGTTCAACTCTATCAACCTCTTTGTCCAAATTAAAATGATGTGCTGCTTGATCATCATTATCTGCCAAAAAATTCTGCTGAAATGGATCTCCATCAGCCGGATAATAATATTGATACACATCATCAACCTCTTTATCAGTCAATGTAATTTGATCTGGAAGTGGATTTTCAAAATCATCATATGATTCATGCTTTTTAGTCATTATTGGATAATCCTCCTCAAGTGTTCCATTTATTACTGAGTCTGCTAAACTCCATGCATTAACCATAAGCAAATAAAAATTCGTTTACAAGTCTTTCTGTTTTTTGCTTTCCAAACTTACTAGAAAGATATCCACCAACTGGATCTAACTTAGTCATGTAAGCATCAAAGTCCCTATAAACAGAAGTATCCATACCAGTAGGTTGTTTACATTCTAACATATCAGCATAAATTGTCAAGTATTTCTTAAACATCTCAAGATGTTCATCAACCTGATCCATAGTACAATATGCTATGTAAATATTTTCTGAAAAATGATTACCAGGTTCAAAAAATCTATAATCACCCTTTCCTTTCGGTAACCCCTCAACACCAAAAAGAAAATTCTCTGTTGGATGTTGAAAGTCAAAAACTATAATAACTTTCTTATCAAAAAATCCCATGAGATCCATACCAAAACAGGGAAGATTACTTCCAGTCTTAGGATAGATGATGTTGTTATAAATGCAAGATTTTTCATTGAAAATTTCTACCTCCCGTGATTTTATGAAATGTGGATGTGTATAGAGATTTGCTCTAAGTTCATTACCATTAGAACTCCAATTTGCCCATTGCTGGGTAAGAGTTAGATCAAAAGTTTGACCTAATACTATTTTATAATTTTCCCAAAGGTTCATTCCTCCTCCTCTGTTAAATTAAAGTCAGCATCAACCTTATCATATAACTCTAGAAAAGATTGTTTTGTTTCATCATCAAAACGATTTATACATACTTGAATTGCTTTCTCCTTTTTACCAAAGATAGCATAAGCACGAATAATATGAACCAAACGACGAGTACTAATAATTTCCTCAATGCCACCATCATAGAAGGTTTTGCGAATAATGTCTGCCCAATCTACCAAACGATTACAAAAATCAACATCATTTACACCAATAGAATTAGCAACATTTATCAAAATCTTTTGTTCGGAACTAGGAGCAGGATAATCTTGCTCAAATGTTACAGGGAATCGTTCAAGGAAGGCTTCATTGAGCACGTTAGTTCCAATAAACCGTCCATCGTCTGAACCTTTACCTTTAGTGTTTGCTGTTGCGATAACGTTAAATCCTCTTTCTGGTCTGACAAACTTTCCGACTTTTTTAATGAAAATTCCATTACCTTCAAGGATTGGTTGGAGGCAGAGGATTTTGTTACTGGCAAGGTCGATCTCGTCAAGGAGCAGTACACACCCTCGTTCCAAAGCTTCAATGACTGGACCGTTGTGCCAGACTGTGGCACCGTCAACAAGACGGAAGCCACCAATGAGATCATCTTCATCTGTTTCGATAGTAATGTTTACACGAATTAATTCCTTACCTAATTGAGCACATGCTTGCTCAACACTAAAAGTTTTACCATTACCAGAAAGTCCAGTAATGAATGTAGGATAAAATATACCTGCCTTAATTATTGATTTAACATCATTAAAGTTCCCAAACTTAATAAAAGTATCATCCTTATCAGGAACTAAATTTTGTTCTATAATAGGTTCAACAGCAGGAGCATTAAATGAACGTTCAATATTTTGAACTGCTTCTAAAGTTACTTCTAAATTCCATTTACCACGACTAACTTTATATCTTTCTAATCTCTTCGTTACAGTCTGATAATTAATACTGCGAGAAGCACAGAATCCTTTAACATCAGCAGCAGTCAACTCAACACCATAGAGAGACTGTAATTCATTAAGCAATTGTTTATCAGTCAAAGCAATTTTGCGGGGCATAATGTAGCATTTTATTTATGATATTATTATAATCGAAAAAATACTAATTACTCATCATTAGAGACACTTTCTATACTGTCCTTCTCAAAACCTTCCCTTACCATCTGATTAAATTCCTTAAATGAAGATGAGCAATCAGGAGGATCAGGATACTTATACCCTTTCATTTTTCTCCATTCACCATGCATTGCACCAAGAATCCATGATTGAGAAAGACTTCTAGGCCCATTCTCCAATATTTCTAATTGAAATTTAGAGAGATTCCTAGATCCTTTATATTCTTCTCTCCAATTGGAGTCGTCCCAGAGTTTATCCATAATAATATTTATGCCACTAACTCCATAAATTCACCCAAAATTCTTTTATTCATTTTCTTACTCTTAAGACTTTTAGTAAATGCTCTTTTGATTTGTGCTTTAGTAGCATCTTCATCAACCTCAAATTCATCATCATTTCCCAAATTACTTGAAGACAAACCAAAATAACTATGATATCCAGAATTCTTAATACTAAATGCCTTTTCCTTTTTCCAAACTTTCATAATCTTCTCATATTTCCCATCTTCATATCCAGAATAACGTCGAACGAATTGTCCAGCATCCCGACTACCAAGAATACGTATTCCAATGAAATTCATATCAGAAAAAGTCTGTCTTAAATCTTTAATGATTAGATCTGTCACATCAGCCCAATGACCTAATCCATAACAAGAATAAGTATATCCTGTTTTACGATTTCTTATAATACAACGATCATGTATATAAGAACTTCCCATAAAAGGATTATCTTCCCAATGACGACGAAACTCTTTACTATATCTTAAAGGAGTACCTTCCCCATCAGTAAGGACAACACATTGAACCTTCTGAATTTTATTCTCTTTCTTGAACTGAGGAAGTATTTGATGAAGACAAATTAATGCTTCATTTAATGGAGTACCAGAAAGACCTACTCCTATAGGAACATTATAATAATGGGGTTCATGATTAAATGCACAAGCAAGACGAAAAATATTTTTCATCTGTTCATCCAATTGCTTCGATTTTACTTTACTAGTAAACAAATTCATTAAAGAAAATGTTTCTTCAATAAAAGCCAACCCTACTTTCTTAGAATAAGCACATTGATGTAAAGTACCTTCAGATGGAGGAAATTCATTAGTAAAAGCATAGACCTCAAAAGGTATATTAACTTTCTTACAAAACCATAATAAATTATAAAGTTGCTTAATGGTATCAAGCATAACATGTGCCATTGATCCAGACCAATCCAGAACAAATACTAACCCATGATTCTTACCATCAGGAACAACAGATATTTTTTTAAAAAGATCCTCATTGAATCTATAAGTATGAAGTTTTGCTGTATCTAAAACTCCAGTTCTAGCCGTAGTGGCACGGGCATATGCACTAGCAGATTTCTTACACTCAAACTCCTTTACAAGATAATTTACTTCTCTTTGTGCACTTTTTTTGAATTGTCCAAATTTATTATCTACTTCATCATAAAGACCAAAAGATGGAACATATTCCTTATCATTCCACTCTAATTGTTGTTCTGAAAAAGATTCATTAAGAAGATCATGAATTCTTTTATTTTCTATAATAATATTTTTTAAATTTACTTTTGGCAATTCAATATAAACATTTGGTATATAATCACGTTGCTCTACTAAATCTTTAATAGAATCTTCAAGTGCAGATGCAGTCTTTACATCTAAATCATCACCTAAAATACCAGCATTAGAAGAAGACTCACAATCATAATCATCATTATTTTCCAGGTTAGAGTTAGCAATATCCCCAGAGTCGGTATCATAATCATCCCAATCAGTACCAAGGTTGTCCATCCCAATATCTTCACCAAGAGAGATACCGTCCTCATGATCGTTGATTTCTTCTTTTTGCCTTTCAAGTTTCTGCTTGCAGAAATTATATAACGTTTCTGCTGCGGATAAGGTGTCATCAAACGTTTCACAGTCATTGATCAAATTGATAATCGATTTTTCAATAGATGAAAAATCCACAGGAAGGAACGAACCCACCTTAAAGTATAAATTAGCCCTATCAGCAAGATTAAGAATAGAAATATCTTCATTATTTACTTGAAAGAAATCTTGATCATGTAATTCATTATATCCATTATAAAAAGTTTTGGCAAGTCCAGCATATCTACGTTTCATTAATTTCTCAATTCTAGCATCCTCAACTACATTAACAAACTGTGGAGGGATTTGGATTTCTTTAAACCAATTCCTATCAGGTGTATATAGAGCATGTCCTACCTCATGAGCAACTAATGAATCATATACATTATTACTTGCTTTCTCCCATATTGGAAGAGTTAATACACGACTATGAACATCAAACTGAGCAGTTTCTACTTTTTTATTCTCTACAATTAAATCTTCAGTAGCAAGAAGTTTAGCAAGTTGTGATTTGATTTCGTGCTTTACTGCCATTAGTGTTTTATTATTATGTGTCTATAATACACTAAAAAAGACCTTCTACACTCCACACTATACCACTTTAATAACTGGCATCACTCTCAGCATATTGAGGTTCTATTGGTACAATTTCATGAATAGAAGTATCAATGTCCTTATTTTTCAATCTTTCTTCTAACTCATCAACAGTTAAACTGTGTGCCACTACCTTAGTCTCTGGAGAATTTTTCTTATAAACATGAAAGACTAATTCACTTACCATTTTTTAAACCTCCTAATAACAAGTGTAACTAAAGAAGAAGCACCCTTAAGTTTCCTTTTGAGTGCTTGTCTTCTATATTTTGATCGTCGCAACGCTTGTGGCTTCAAGGTGCGTTTCTGTTCTTTTTTTGAGTGGTGTCGCCAATTTGGAACATTCATGGCTATACTCTGCGTGAGAATCCTCTTATCTTATCAAATTTTATCACATTGTCAAATTTATCATGTAGATCGGATTTATGAGATATCACAAAGATGTTAGCATCTTTTATAACATATCGAATTATTTTTAAAAATTCATCTGTACCAAATCCATCAAGAGAACTATCAAAGACCTCATCCATAATCAATAGATTGGTATTAACTGAATTTTTAACTCTAGCAACTTCTCTCCATGTGAAGAGTAATGCTAAATCAATTCTCATCTTTTCACCTTCACTAAATGATGAGTATGAAAAATCTTCGTGAATCGGTGATTTTACCGTTTCATTAAATTCCTCATCCAAAGTAAAGTTGATATAAAAATCCATCAACTGTAAGTATCTATTCACTTGCTGATTTATAAAAGGAAGATACTTTTTAATAATCTTCGTTTTAACACCATCATCCCTTAACAAGGAATAAGCAAAATCGTAATAAACGATCTCTTCTCTTCTAGTTGATAAATTGTCTACTGTTTTCTGGAGATTTTCTTTAAACTCAGTTAACTTCTCATGCTCAGTATTTCTATTCTTAAGTTGTTCGGCAATTCTTTGAACTTCATCTTCAAGGTCTCGGATTTGTCTCTGGTTGAGAGAGACACGAGTATTGTTTTGAGAAATGTCATGGTTGAGTTTTGTAATCTCCTTTGATAATTGGTTAAAGTGACGTTCTCTTTTCTCCTCTAACTTGATGGTTTCTTCGAGATCTGCGAAGCCCTTCTTAAGTTCCTTTGCTTTATTTTGAACGTCAGTAATTCTATTTAATCTAAAGTCCTCTTCTATACCCTGAGTACAGGTAGGACATACCGTATTATCTGTGAAAAACTTATGTTCCTTGGTAATTGTAGATACTTTTTGAGTAATTTTACCTCTAAGATTATTAAGTTTCACTAACTTTCCAGATGCACCAGTAAGATCTTCTTGCTCCTTAATTAAGTCTAATACATTCGATTCTATTAATTCATTATGTTCTATATGAGTATCATTTTCTATAGTTAAAACTTTAATTTTATCATCACTACCTTTAATTTTATTTTTGCCCTGTTCCTCAATTTCTTCAATAAAATTCTTTTGCATCTGCATTTTATCTTTAAGAGTTTCTTTTTTAAGACCTAAAGATTTAACCTGCTCTTTCCTTTCCCGCATCTTATCCTTAATAAGATTATTCATAGCAGAAAAAATACGAATATCTAACAAATCCTCAATAACATCTCTACGATTTGCACCCGTCAATTGCATAAAAGGTACAAAAGTACTACTACCCAAAATAACAATTTGAGTAAAAGATTTATAATTTACCTTTAAAATATTTTCTTCTAATAATTTCTGATTGATACGATCATCTGCTTCTTTATGTAAGAGATTACCATTCAATTCAATATCAAATATATTCGGTTTAATTCCTCTCCTAACAAGATAATCCCTACTATTAATAGAAAATTCTATCTCAACACAATCTCTTTCATTAGTAGTATTAATTAATTGTGGTTTATTAATCTTACGGAATGGTTTATTAAACAGCACAAAAGTCAGTGCATCCAACATAGTAGATTTACCAGCACCATTTGTTCCAATTATCAAATTAGTATTATAACTTTGAAAATCAATCTCTGTAAATTGATTACCAGTACTTAAAAAGTTTGTATACTTAATTTTTTTGAAGTTTATCATTCTTTGGAGGAATTACAATGTCATCAGGGGTAATCACAGCATACTTGTAAGCGTGCACCCTACAAGTCTTTAGAGCAAGTTCATCATCAACTTCAACCACGTCCATTACTTGGTCTTCTTGATCTTCTAACATCATAGCATATCTTACCGCATCATCTTCTTCTTCAAAAAGAAACAAAACTTTATGCCCATGATTATCCTGAACTGCATATGCTCCCTCATCTCTACTACCTTTAAGACTAAGAAGATACATTATTCTACCTCACAAGCTTGCCTATAAAGATCTTGAA